CTTCAGGAAAGTACCAGGCAGGGAACGCCAGGCGCTCATGTAAATGAACACGGGCCTGACGTTTCACCTGTCTGAAACTCATTTCGATTACACCAGGTCTTCACTACCGGCTTCGGCAGTTTCGATGGCGGCGATAATATCGGCCTTCTTAGTGGCACCACCAAGATCGATATTACGTTCTTCGGCCAGAGTGGTTAACTCTTTGACCGTCATTGCTGAATAACCTTCGTCTTCATCAGACTCAACTTTTTCAGCTTTAGGTGCTTTCTTAGCCGCACCCTTTTTCAACAACGTATCACGCTGTTTGGCAGAGTTCGGAGTAAAGGTTTTACCGGGTGCGACAACGACCTTTTTACCTTCAACTTCGATACCGTGAATTTCATGTACTGCAATCAGTTGTTCCATAGCATTGATCCTTTATCGGAAAAAAAGGGCGGCCCGGAGGCCGCCAATCGGGGGTTATTCCAGAACGGTCGCTTTGAGCGTCTGATTCGGGTTGACCGGAATGGTCATCGGCGCAGATTGGCTCATTACGAAAGTCGCACTTGGATCTTCTTGCTGCCACATTTCGGGAAGACTGGCATCGCGTTAAAGCCAGATTTCGCGTCCATGATGGCACCGAAAGCACGAACACCCATCACGTTAGGGCCTGTCAGAACGATATCGCCGTCATCCAGGAACTTCGCCGTGCTGCCGTTTGGCAACTCGTAGTAGTCACTGTTAACCCACAGTTGAATATTCGGGCCTAAGTTACCGATGTATTCGACATAGTCACCTTCACGAATACCGGTATTCAGGTTCGCAACAGTGCCGCGAGTCTGGGTATCTAACTGCTTCAGAATATCCGCATCAGCCAGCATGTACTCCAGAACCGCAGAACCCACGGTAACGCGAGTGACCGGGCCACCGAATTTCGCCGTGCGGACACGGTTGATCCAAGTGTTCAGATCGTTCAATACGCTACCTGCAAACGAACCGTTATTCCAAGCGTCAGTACCAGTCAACGTAACGGTATGGTTAGCCGCACGTTGGAAGTCAACCAGGCGAGTCGGGTAGTCTTCACCTTCCAGAGTCAGTTTACCGTCAATGATCGCACGGGCCGCCATCCATTCTTCACGACGGTCGATTGATTCACGGTGCTGACGCAGAATGTCACCGATGATCGCGTTATAGCGTTGACCCGGCGTCTGCGTATTAGGGCCGAACAGGTTTTCACCTGGGCGACGCTTAATGGTGCGACTTGGGCTAACCACGTCTTTCGGTTTCAGGTACGCCGCTTTGATACGGGTCAAAGTGCTGGCTTCTTCGAAGATTGGACGACCTTGGGCCGTTGGCACTACCAGAGGGGCCAGTTTGCGTTTTTCAGACACTTTCTCAAAGTCGATGTACTCGTCATCGAAAGTGACCACAGAGCCGAAGCACAAGTCACGGAAATATGAACTTGGGGCTTCGAGTTCACGATACAGGCCCAGAAGGGTCGCGGTATCATACAGTTGCACTTGAATGGTCATGCGAACCTCCTTTATTGATACTCAGGGCGTTTAACGTAAATCTGGCATTGAGCCATGTTAAACGCTGTAAATTTCAGTGCGTCAGTGCTGAAGCTGGCAGGCCAGTTCAACGCATCGACATTGAACATACCGGCTTTGTAGACCGGGACACTTGATGTTGACGCTGAACCTGCAGCGATATCCACGGTAGTTACCGCGTTAGGCGCTACGTCGTCTTCAGGGTCAACGGAACCGGCTACCGCAAGGGTAATGCTGCGATCCGAAGGATCGACAAACACCGGAGTCCAAGCTGGAATACCCGCGTCATCCAGGGTTTCACCGAGGATACCGTAGTCGGTCACTACCGCAGGTGTATCACCCGCGAACAGTTCCGGTTGGGTAAAGCTCTCAGTCTGAAGACTGGCCAAACCCAAACCTGTTGAATTGATTTCAGTCATGTTCAGACTCCTTATTTAGTTGGGACCATGCCAGTAGCGGCGTGGTAGTCATTGATCAACGTCTGCGAAAGACTGACTTCCTGCTGCTCACCACCTTCGGCGTGAATGTCAGGGTTGTCTTTTTCCATCGCTTCTTCAAACGGCGTTTTAGCCGCTTTCTCGGGTTCCGCTGGCTTATCTTCTGGCGATGCGGCCAGAATACCTTTTGCCGACTCAACCGATTGATCGGTATTCATCGCCAAGTGGTTTGCCAGGGCAGAACGTGTTTTCGCTTCGTCACAGCCGAGAATAGCTTGGATTCGTTCGCGCTCGGCCGTTGCACCTTCTGTACGGCCCTCAGCACGAGCGGATTCCAAAGCTGCTTCGTCGACCTGTGCCGCCTCTTGCTGCTTAATGGTGTCGTCGCTCATTACGATTTCTCCTGGGGTTGCTGAAAAGCCGGAAAACCCGGCCAAGGCTTCATCGATAGCTTTAACGTCGTCAGCGAATCCGATGCTCACCGCTTCTTCGGCACTAAACGTCAGTGCTTCAGTTGCGCGGACAGCTTCTTCCTCGATACCTAAGTTACGGGCTACCGTCGAAGTGAATATCCCGTACAAACCATCGATACGGACCTGAATACGCTCTTTCACGTCGTCCGCTAGTGGTTCGTAAGGGTTGCCGTCAAC